GGGGGCCTTAGCCTTGACTTTAGCTTTGACCTTGGCTTTGACCTTGGCTTTGACCTTGGCTTTGACCTTGGTCTTGGTCTTGGGTTTCACCTTCGGCTTCGCCTTCGGCTTCGGCTTCGGCTTCGGCTTCGGCTTCGGCTTCGGAGTTGCCTTTGCCTTTGGGGAGCTATCCCCGGAGAGTGCTTTGATCTCTTCGGCAGAGAACTTCTTTTTGGAGTAGATAGGGATAGTATCGTCCCCATCCGGTATCAGGTCGGTCACGCGCCGACCGTCGCTGGTAAAGTCCCCTATCTTCAAATTGCCCATTGCTATCCTAGCCCTTTCTGGGAGTGACACTAAACCCCCGATAATAGCGTCATCAAGCATGCTACCTCGAGTGATCTGGCGTCTAGGTTGTTTAGGGATAGACCGTATCGCGACCGGTCCATACACTGTCATGGGGGACACTGTATCATAGGATTGTCTAGGAGTCAAGCACAACTATGTGGTAGCGGGACAAGGACTCGAACCTTGCGCTCCGAGATTATGATTCTCGGCCAGTCACCCGACTTGCCCCCGCATGAGTACAGACTACCAGATTTGTGTCTAGAAGGCAAGTAGGGGGAGAGTTATCCCCCTCCCCCCCTAGTACCCCCCCTCCCCGGGACGTCCTTAGGGTAGCACGGTTCCTACTTTTCGTCAAGCCCGGCGTCGTCGTCTGCTGTTACTGCACTGACTTCCCATGGTTTTTGTTCTGGGATTCTCGTCCCGCATGAGTCGCAGTACAAGAATGGGTCCTCGACATTGGCTATCACGGCTAGAGTCGAGTCACCTAGGAAGTGTCCACAGCTGATGCAGAGCACAATCCCTATGCCTGTGAGTGCGTACCCTCCACCATCATCATCTAGTGGCATCTCCTCTATTGTAGGTGTGAAATCAGTAAAGTCAGGGGGAGTAAAGCCTAGGCTAGCTGACATAGTTACCTCTCTTTTTGTTGAAGTGGTAGACAATATGCTTACTGTCTTCCCAGCACATACGACACCTTAAACACTTGCCGTCTTGCTTACTAGCTGGACAAATCCAATTAGCACTAGCTACGCCCGATGTCAGCACACTGTCTGGCAGAGTTGGCGGGCGGTCTTGCTCTAGGAAGAATAGAGAGAACCTTACTGTTAGGTTCTTTGGTTTCTCACCTAGGTATTGAGTGAGATACCATTCCTTTGTTGGGAGCCAGTGCTTTACGTGGGGTGTGAGAGATGCTACTCGACAGATAGCGCGATAGTGTTGTAGATTGACAATATCACCTATATCGTGCCACCGGAAGTAGTCTTCCCCTGCTTCTTCTATCAAGACAGCTAACTCTATATCCCACAATGGGTTAGAGAGTGCTTCGAACCGTTCGAGGTTCGCTCTTTTCGTGCTTGGGAAGAGATACGTAGTTGGGTAGGTGTGTACGTAGCAATTTGAGCACACAGTGTCGGGGATACACCTAAGCTTGCTACCTGTCCGACAGTACGGGTGCCCGTAACTGTGGCACGGCATCTTGGACGTTCTTGACAGCTTCACTTCTCTCACCACCTTTCTAGGCTAGTAGCCTTACTATTGGACACTGTTGTCAGTGCCCAACAGAAAGGATGCTTAGCTAGTAAGGATGCTAGCTGGTGTGGAAGTCGTAGTAGAATCGAGGGCTGTGCTGAAACTCTAGCATTCCTGTCGCCCCGTCCGACTTTCGCGACACTATGACAAATGGTGCACAGAATGACTCTACTGTGAAGTCTTTCTGCAGCTCGTTTGTATCCCACACCTGACCATGAGCTGCTTCAATCTCCTCGCGTGCCGTTGGGTTACTGTTGATCTCCGCGACCATCTCTCGTCGAATGCTTTCTGTCGGGTCGTTCATTGTCTATACCTCTTCTAGTCCTTCCCTTGCGTCGTCAAGTGCTTCCTGCATAGTGCGGAATGGTCCTAACGGGTCTGAGTCAGGTAGACACCCTGGGAAGCACATCCAATAGTACCAGCCCGGTTCTGCTAGACCATAGGCTGTCTCCCCTGGGTCGTGACACAGGACAAACGGCTTTCCATCACTGTACCCTCTGCCGTCTATCTCGAAAAGCTCTATGTCGGGTAGTGCGGTCGGATCCTGTTCTCTGTTTGGGTCTGAATAAGCTTGCACTATATCCCCTTTCTGAGCTAGGTGGGCTCACAGCTGGGCACTAGCACCGAGCTAACACCCAGCTGTTAGACACCTAGCCTGCCAGGTCTAACACGCGGCTAGCGGCTACGTCTATGACGTGTCTCTGGTCGGCGTAGGGCGAACGCTGTGCTACTTCCTGCAGACCAGACGACATACCCCATGCAGTGGTAGGGGCACCGTATGCGTCTTCGTTGCGCTCAGCTACGCCATACGCCAAGTCCAGGTTCTTACGTGACGTGATGCGACGCTGGTACAGAGCATCAACAGTGTCTAGCTTGCCTGTACCCAAGATGTGGTCCCGCGCCGATGCGATTAACTGGTCGTAGCTTTGGGATTCGGATGTGAGGTTCTGGACTACAGCCCCTTGGATCTTGTTGCGTGCGCGGTGCCCAAGGTGCCGTATTGACATACTGCGGGTAGTACGGGCACCCCACAGTATGTGATTACCACAGACGTGATCGTACAGGCCGCCAGTGAGCCGTAGGGCACCTTTGCCCGTGACATCATGCGAGATCAGAGCAAACTGGTTTAGTGTCCGATCACCCGATTCTGCGGCTACTCCTTCTTGGACGAGCATCACGAACAGTGACGGGGCACCTTGCCCGAAGTAGGCGCCAGCTGGGCCGATCATATCGCCTATCTGTATTGATAGCATCCCTTGACTGTCCAGGACGTCTGCCTGTGTCGCTGGCCGGATACGCGGGTCCGTTGACCCGGGTGCTGGCCGTGCGGGCGGTGTGCGCCATCCTTGGTCGAGCAGTGGCTCCAAGGATTCCACTATCTCGCTATCCCATACTCGTTGATAACGCTGTGATGTCACAGCGTGGACTGAGTGAGCGGAGGGATTCCCATGTAACAGGAGCGCTAGGTCGCCGCTGCGGCTAGCTAGTCCAGCCTGTAGACAGGACGCGGCTAGCTCCGGCTGCAATGTCCGCAGGTATGATGCTGGCGCACCTACTAGGCTTGAGATTTGCCCGAAGCCGCTATGCGTGAAGCTTGCGGGCGCGCCACGCTTGCCCACTAGCATCGGTTCCCTGTTTACGACTTCGACAGACAGGTCTTGTATCCGGACCATCGCGGTACTGCACTCTGCTCGTAGCTTACGTGTGGCAGCGAGCAGATCCGGGATACCCCAGAATCGCTCGTCATCTGGTCTCTTAGACCATTGGTGTGAGGCTGTCATTAGATCCATAGTGTTACCTCCTGGCCACTAGCGGCCCCGTGACAGCACACCCAGGGGGCATGCTGCCGCTGGACTACTAGCCCCAGCACGAATGTAGCGCGGCGCGGTAACCGTCGGACCACACATCGGGGTTGGCTGCCATCTCCGGGGGGAGCTTGTTATACCAGTTCAGCTCGTTCGTGACGATCCTCTGCACTGGGACTAGGTCACCTTCCCACATGCGCTTGGATTCCTCGACTGTTTGTACACCGCGTGCCCAACCTGCGAGGTAGCTCTCACTCATTATTGTCGTCTCCTTTGACTGCTGACTGTTGCAGTGCTTGCTTAGCTGCCTGTAGGCTGGCTAGCTGCACATTCCCTGGTGTCAACATTGTCTATGCAGGCTTCGTGCCACACCACGCCACACTGTTAACCCCTTTAGACTCAGTAACATCCATTCTGCCGTACCAGACTCATGCCCCTAGACACTGTGGCCTCCACACCACGATACCCACAACTCTAGCAACATCAACATGTTAGGCGTGGCCACCTTGCCACACTACTGTGGTACGTGGACACACCTATCGTAGCTAGGGCCAGTGGTGGCGCTACAGCTCACTAGGGCTCGTACTGTGGGTATGCGGGATAGTGGTAGGGCCAGACCCTGCCAACCAACACTATCCCCCTGTGCGCCATCCTCGTACGTCACAGTGTTGATGCACTACATTGTACACTCACACAGTGTTGGGTCTCATTGTCATATGATGTGACATTGACACCCAGCACAGGGGGTAATGAATATGAATGTCGTGTTCAGTGAAGATGAGACTCGATACCAATACCGCGACCCCCCGATGGCCCCCTCGGCGAGGACTGCAGCGGTTGCTACCTACCACACAGACCCCTGACCACTCCGTTTTTGCATCCCATGCCCTATTTTTAGTAATATTGTCTAATTTTTGGTGATATTGTCGAGTTTAAGCCCTTTTTATGGTATTTTTGAGTATTCAGGACTGATAATGTCATATATCCAGTGTTTTATGCCCATGGAGGGCTTGATTAGCGCGGAAAAGCTGGCTTCACTAGCATGCTGCCAGTGAAGGGTTGACAGGGGCTCCCCCGGCGGGCAAAACTAGTGCCCTGATGGCAAACAACTACAAGTCCAAGCTAGTTCACCGTACCGCGAAGAGGAAGACAGAGAGGATCGACTGGGCCAGCAACATCCAGCTGCAGGCTTTCGAGTACGGGCCTTATCCTCTTTGTATGTCGGGGGGCTATGGCTCTGGCAAGACCTTCGCAGGGTGCTTCAAGATACTATGGATGTGTGACCAGTTCCCCAAGAATCGTGTGCTCATTGCTCGTAGGCACTGGACTGACCTTCAGAAGACGACAATGGCAACCTTCTTCAAGCTCTGCCCGGAGGATGCGTACATCCATGGTGGCCGGCGGGCTGATGGTGACAAGTACCTGCGGCTTAATAACGGCTCAGAGATACTGTGGGCGCATTTGGACTCCCCCGAGACAGAGAACATGATCCAAGGTGTAGAGATCAACGCATTCTTGATTGATCAGGCTGAGGAGGTCCACGAAGAGATATTCGAGAAGCTCTCAGCACGGCTAGGTCGTTGGGATCAGACTGTCGTGCCTGAGGCAGTTATCCAGCGATACAATGCTCGGTTTGGTGAGCCTTGGCCCTGGCGGACACCAAAGGGCAAACCTACACCACCAACGTTCGGGATGCTCACATGCAACCCAGACACTAAGCTCCACTGGATATATAGGCGATTCCACAATGACTCTCCCGAGTATTGGGAGAAGACAATGCCAGATCCTCTCAGGCCCAAGTCCCGCCGCAAGTTTTCCTTCCACGACTTTCATTATCGTATGTTTAACATGAAATCGACTGACAATAAGCACCTTGGTGAGCAGAACCTGATGCAGCTCATGTCTCGCGACCCTAGCTTTCGACGACGCTACGTGATGGGTGAGTGGGGTATGCCAGAGGGGACGATCCATCAGGTACTACCAGAGAGTATTCTCGACCCTACCGAAGAGGTCCTGAAAATTGTCAGCGACAGTGCCAGGACCTACCATCGCAGCTATGACCATGGAGAAACTGCTCCATCGTGTTGCCTCTGGTGGGTCATGGACAACGCCGGGAATTACTTCATGATCAGGGAATACTATAAGGGTGACGCCTTGATCTCCCAGCACCGCGAGAACATCTTCGAGCTTTCTAGGACTGAGATTAGTAAGGGGATCAGGTATTCTAGCAACTTAGCCGATCCGTCGATCTTCCACAAGACGATGCAGTCCAAGGGAGGTAGGTACAGTGCCTCGGATGAGTATGAAGATCGCAGTTACGATCCCGATACCACCCTTATGTGGATGGCGGGTGATAATGATGAGCTTGGAACCAGAAATCGCATCAACGAGCTTCTACGTGAGGACCCGGCTCGTATTCACCCTATCACTGGGCAAATTGGCGCACCGCGCCTCTATTTCCTGCGTAAAACTCCAGCCTACCCCAACGGGTCGCACTACAGTGTCCAGCAGCTGGAAGGACAGCGAAGGACCAAGATAGGTATGTCCCTTGGCAAGCCGATCTTCTCTGACGAGCGCGACGAGAAGATCGTAGACCACGCATACGACCCCATACGGTACTTCGTCGCCGGTAGACACCGAGTACCAGAAGACCGCAAAGCCAAGCTGGTCAAGGGGACATTTGAGGGAGCCTGCTTGCTTGTTGACAAGATGGCGAGGCACAATAGCAAGCGTATGTCGAGGATTGCACGCCGTGAAGCTCGACGTTATGGGAGACTGTGATGTCAACTATTAGCAAGAAGACTGAATCTAGGCTCAAGGCATGGCGAAGACGTGTGGACGACGGGAAGAAGCTCCACGAGAGTTGGGAGAAGACGTTTAGGTGCGACGAGCTGCATTCCAAGTATGTTGGCACAGGACAGTGGCTAGAGGACGAAGATGGGGACAGAGACAAGTATAGTGTCAACCTATTCTTCTCTGGCATAGAAACTCGTAAGCCTGCACTGATCTTCTCGACTCCTACCTACAAAGTCCGCCCCCGCCCATCTCGCGTTGACGACCAGTTCAATACTACAGCTTACCGAGCTAAGCTCTATCAGGATACTATCAACACTATTAGTAGTGACAAGCGTGTGAAGATCCTGAGAGAGGCGCTCCTAGCTCTCCATGAAGCATTCTTCAGATTCGGGGCAATCGAGGTAGGGCTGAAGTCTGATGTAGTCGATAACCCCCGCGCAGGGAAGCCGATCCTGGTTGACGATGAGACCAAGGCTAAGCTCACTGGTGAGAACTCAAAGGTGATGCGCGAGCCAGAGACAGTGACGCTGGAGGAGCAACCCTACGTACGCCGCATCCCGGCATCGCAGGTCATAGTATCTATCTCTAACAAGAATGATACTGATACTAACGACTGGATTGGCTATTGGGATTGGGTACGGATGGAAGATATCCAAGCCAATAGATTCTACAACGAGTCAGCCAAGAAGACTGTCAAGCCTGGCTCTGGTATGGCTGATGGAGATGCTACTGACGCTGAAGAGGCTAGCAAGGTCTTCTCTGAAGAGGAAGACAATATGGTCCTGATTTACCGAGTCTGGGACCAGCGTGCTAAGCGTAAGATAGTGTTTGCCGAGTCCGGCAACGACTTCCTCCTCGACGAGAAGTACACCATCATGCCACTACTCTTCCTGAAGTTCCACGAGATCCTCGATTCCTGGTACCCACTGCCCCCGACCTTCAACTGGCTTCCCCAGCAGCGTGAGATCAACGACGTACGCGAGATGCAGCGTCGTCACCGCAAGCGGATGGTCAGGAAGTTCTCAATTCTCGAAGGGCAGCTGGATACGAAAGCCTTGGATGAGCTGGAGTCAGGTGAGGATGGCATCTATGTCAGTGTCTCTCGACACGATGTTATCTCGCCCATCAAGGATGCTCCTCTTGACTACGCTGTACAGTACAGTGTCCCGAACACCAAGGAAGACTTCATGTTGGTCACTGGGGTCACCGGCGAGCAGAAAGGTGTTTCTGAGGCTGAGACTGCGACTCAGGCTAACATTATCGAGGGTAACGCTAAGATGCGTGATGGGTTCTCGCGTTCAGTGGTAGCTACATTCGTAGCCGAGATTGCCAGTAGGCTCCTCCAGCTGATCGCTGACTCTGCCTCACTGAACTTCTGGATCTTGACCAACGTCGATACTGCATCCCCAGGCGCTCGGAAAGAGACTCAGGATATTGCTGAAGCCTGGAAGATCATGAGGACCACAGAAATCTCTGCAGCAGAGGCTCTCAACTACGAGGTCACTGTCGAGATGGACTCACTGTCCCCTGCCTCGAAGAGTGAAGAGCGGGAGAATTGGGACTCTGTGATACAACTCATGACTAACCCTCCAGTAGCGCTCCACATGATCGCGTCTGACGTTCTTCTGAGGAAGCTCTTGTCGCAGCGGGGTATCAAGGCAGAGAATGAGGTCCAGGCGATCAAGGCCTCTATGATGAAGGTCCAGACGTTCCTCATGGCTCAACAGTATCTGCAGTCGCAGGGTATACTCTCTATTGCAGATCAGTCCAGTGGGCTACCTTCGCCGAGTGGAGCACCTCGTGCAGACCCTGGTGTAGCGGCGGCGATGAAGACTCAGGGTGGACAATCTGGCAACCCTGGCAACACACAGGACCGAGGAAGTGGATCAACAGCTACACCTTCTCAAGGCCAGGTTGGCGAGCAGATATCTAGCCAAATGGGAGGCCAATAATGTTGACGCACCCGTATGATAGAAGTGATCCACTACCTTTGGGTAGAACGTGCTACAAGCTTGATATTCGAGCTAAGACAGTATGTGACAAATGCGGCAAGGAGTATCAGACTGGTGACTGGCCATTCTGCCCACACGGGGTGTACGATCAGGTATCTGAGTTCACAGCTGTTTACGACGAGGATATCTGCGAAGAGGGTGCCGTGATCACGCATCCTGGGCAAAGGCGTGCGATCATGAAGCGGAATAAGCTAGACTACAAGGGCAAGCAGGTAGGAATGCCTGGTTGTGAAATCTAGGAGGATGATATGCCGAGAACTAAGAGAGTGAAGGTACGAAAAGGAAGACTGAGAGATCGGGGCCTAGCTAGTGGTACAAGAAGTACGACTCTAGGCAGTGTCCGTCACATACGGACAGGTCCCAGATGGCATCAACGGAGGCCAAAGCCAAAGCCAAGGAGTGGGAGCAATAAGTAGGGATGCCTGGTTACGAAATCTAGGAGGAGAGCTGCTAGGGGGTAGACAATGTCAATGCTAGAGGCCATCAATGGTAAGAGCTTCGAGAAGAACCCAGCGAACACTACAAAGAAGAAGGAAGACAAGACTCCAGCAGGTACTACAAAGAAGAAGGCAATGGACAAGCTCGACGTCAATGTCTACGTTAGTACAGAAGGACCAGCAGTTGACAAGAAGTTCCTGCGTGAAGACGAAAAGCGCCTGATGGTTCGCCGCAAGGAGACCAAGAAGATCCTTGAGAAGTGGGATCCTAGTCTTGTTAGCACGAAAGCCAAGAAGTCCCTTATGGATAGTCTTGAGGATATGAACATGCAACTCAGGGATCTTCGTAAGAAGCTAGGGAAGTAGAGGTGAGCTATGCCGTCCACTAAACAAGAACAAATAGCTGAATGCTGGGCGAGTGGAGGCATTTGGTCCCAGGGCGGTTGTATCATGCCTCCTGAGGGCGGTCCTGGCGATCCAGATTTTGATGACTGGATAGCGCAAGGGAAGTGTGCTGACGAAGGCAACTTGTGGATAGACGGCCAGTGTGTAGTGCGCGGAGAAGGAGTTCCTGGGGGTGATGATGAAGGAGGAGGACCGGGGAAATGGATCCCTGGTGATACTGTTGACACGCGCTGGAAAACACCTGAGGTGCCAGGTACCCAAGACCTGACTGGTGTCTCCGATCTCATGAACACCTTGAACTTCCAGAGACTATGGGAGGGATACAACCCTGATGTTGGCCTAGCAAGTGACAGTGACACTTTCTGGGGGATGCCTGTTGGTAAAGGTATATTCTCCACAGACGACCCTGGGGACAAAGCTGGTCGTGGTTTCATCTGGGGCGATCAGCAAGATATCAAGTCTTTCATGCCTGGCTACAACCCTGCTGAAAGCGGGGGGATGCTGAAAACTCTACAAGGTCACTTTGCTGGTGGCGGTGGTAGCGGTAGCGGTAGCGGTAGTGGGTCAGGAAGCTGCCCAGCAGGCCAATGGTGGGATGAGGCTTCCCAGTCGTGTAAGGATGTAGGACCTTACCACCCCACGCCGGGTACATGCCCAGCAGGTCAACACTATAGCGATCTACAGAAGAGGTGTGTGTTAGATTCTACATCACCAGGACCACCAGCACCGCAAATGCCAGACCCACACCCTAACGATTAGTTGGAAGTGCCAAGCTGCGAATAGCCCGCGCTGCTTGACAGTACAATGGCGGGCCAGTCTATAATAGGTAGACGAAGGAGGTTTCGATGGCGAAGGAAACTGTCACAGAAGGTACGGACCAAGCTACGGGAGCAGTCCAAGCCGATGCTGTGACGACACCTACTCCCACTGAACCCGGTAACGCTCAGGATGTCCAGGCAGGGGCACCTGACACCGAAGGAACTGCCACTGATGGGGATGAATCTCTGATTACGGATGAGAGGTTCGAGGAGCTACAAGACGATCCAGCTACACTCCGCAAGGAGCTTCAAGCTGCTTTCACACAGAAGACACAGAAGCTGTCTGAGGCAAGGAAGCTCTATGACTATGTTAACAAGGATCCCGACGCTGCCATCCGTGCGATGGCTCAAGTGAGAGGAATCAGCCTTGCGGAAGCGAAGAAAGAGGTCCAGCAGGGGGCTGCAAGCCCTGAGACGCCAACACCTGAGGATACCCTCAGAGTAGCTTTGTCGAATGCTCTAGGCCAAGAAGATGCTGAGAGAGTGCTACCAGCAATGAAGTCGCTGGTTGATGCTGGCGTCGCTCCGTTCAGGGTCGCATCTGAGCGGGCACAAGCGGTAGCAGCAGCGGCTGAGTCTGAGGCAGCGCTGGAACAGTTTGGCGAGACGTACCCAGAATGGAAGCAACACGAGAAGGCGATGGAACAGCTAGCAAGACACATCGAGCCACATGGACTCTCTCGTGTTCAGTATCTGGAGATACTCTTGCACAGTGTCACTCATGGCAAGAGCGTCGGTGCTGAAGTCGATAAGATCATCGGAAAGATGCAGAAGTCGGCGGCGGCTGGAGCTGACGCAGCAGTACAGGGAGGACCCTCACAACAAATGCCTGCGAGTACTGCAGGCAAGAGGCTCACACTCGACGAGGCCGGAGACATGGCCTTGAGAGGAGAGCTTAGAGAGGAGTAGCAAAATGGCAACTAGCTCAAGTCTTACGCTGGCTTATGACTCTTTGCTTTCGTCGACTCTCTTCAACTACCGGAAGACCCTGGAAGACAACGTGACGGATGAGTTCATCATCTACTACATGATCAAGCAGGGCGGTGGTTGGAAGGAAGTCTCGGATGTCGGAGAGCGATCTGCATTCCCGCTGTTGTATGAGTTGGGTTCGCCTGACTCCTATGACGGCTATGGGCAGCTCGATGTCACGCCGACCAATGGAATCACCACAGCCTTCTACGACTGGCGGCAGGCTGCTGTGCCTATCGCGATCTCTGGTAAGGAAGAGATCATGAACAAGGGCGAGGCTCGTATTATCAACCTCTTGAAGGCCAAGATCATGCAGGCCGAGATGGGTATGAAGGAGTGGTGGAGCAAGGCATTCCTGCACGGTGATGGGATGAACGGCAACAGTATCATCACGCCCCGTGTATCCCCCTCGAACGCATCTTCGTTCATCGACCCCTTGGGACTACTGGTCAAGTATGACCCGACCACTGGTACCGACATCGGGAACATCACCCAGACCGACACCAACGCCGATGGCGAGACTTGGTGGGCCAACAAGACGAAGGCCGCAAACGGTGCGACCACGTTCCTCAAGTTTCGTCAGGCACTACGTGAGCTGTACAACGACACCTCGAAGCGAGTTGGCGGACGGCCCAACCTCCACATCTGTGATCAGGTCACGTCCGAGATTTACGAGCAGGCTCTGGAGGCTATGCACCAGAACCCCTCGTACACCAAGACTGATCTCCCGTTCGATGTTCTCGTCTTCAAGGGCAAGCCTCTGAAGTGGGAAGAGAACATGATCGACCCGTACACGGATGCGGTGAACACATCCACGGCAGGCGCGTGGTACATGCTGAATACTCCGATGCTAGGGGTGAAGGTCGTGAAGGACCGCAACTTCGTGACGACTCCATTCCAGAAGCCGGAGAACCAGGACGCGAAGGTCGCGCATATCCTCTGGATGGGTGCTGCTGGAACGTACAATCGAGGGAAGCAGGGCGTGATGGGACGTATTCCCCGAACGCTGACTGCCTCCTAGGCCTGTAACACGGGGGTGGGGCTTGGTAGCTCCACCCTCAAACCAACGGCCCCACGAGGGGCGTCAGTGAAACGCAGGAGGCTCAATATGGAGTTTCAGAGAGTTAATCGTTCCGATGCAGAGAGAGTGTTCGCGATCTTCTACAATATCGCGGGTGCAACAATCACTGGTGGCTACCCTGCCGTCTGGGATATCTCCTCTGTAGATGGTATCTCCGTGTCCAAGCCGGCCACGGCTACACTATCGACTGTAGTAGGTATCGCAGTCGAGTCTATTGCAGACTCGGCTTACGGGAAGTTCCAGGTCTATGGCTATCGTTCGCAGGCGTATATCACGAACGACACTTCGATCACTGTCACTGCTGGACAGGTGCTGATCGCCGTGGCAGCCCAGTGGTACCTGGATCTGAAGGCTACCGGTACTGGTGACAACGGGTTCTTCTACGCAGGCGAAGAGTTCGACACCAACGCAACGCCGGCGGCGGCACAGAAGAAGATCCTCATTCGGTGCCTCTAGCTCCGAGCGAGGTGTGGAAACAGTAGTAGGGGGAGTCCTTCTTCGGGGCTCCCCCTCTTTTGTCTCCTTGACAAGTACACCCTAGATCGAGTACAGTTGTGCATCAATAGGAGGTACCCCGTGCTCCAGGTCCAGATTGAGACAACGACCCACTGCAACGCTCGTTGCGTGTTCTGCTACTACCCGCATTTGAAGAGGCCCAAGGGCACAATGTCTATGGACCTCTTCAAGAAGATCATCGATGAGATTGTGGACCTACGACAGATCACTGAGATGAGCTTCCAGGGTCTTGGAGAGCCACTCATCGACTCACACATTGTCAGTAGAGTAGCCTATGCCCACAAAAAGCTACCATGGATGTACATGTCAATGTTCACTAATGGGTCTCTACTCACTCTAGGGACTGCTAAGATGCTCAACAAAGCTGGCTTGTCTAGACTCTACGTCTCCCTCAACAGTAACGACACTGATCAGCGTGAGCAAATCATGGGGCTCAAGGACTACGAGACAGTATCCAAGACGTGCAGGGAGATCCTCGACGCCAACCTCGACATGAAGGTCAATGTCAAAGCTGTAGTCGCTACAGACTTCTTTGCTGGCGAGCCTGTCAGAGAGTTTGAGCGTCGGTGGGTGATTGGAGACATCCGTGAGTGCGGCAGGAACCATGTCCACCTCGAAGGCAACTGGGGGGGTCATCTCTGGAAAGCCCGTACTGTCAAGAACGAGGGCTGTCAGCGAGCACTGTCCCAGATCATGATCCTCTGGGATGGCCGTGTGGTGCTCTGCTGCTTCGACTGTGAGGGTGAGAATGTCTTTGGTGACCTGAACCATCAGACCATCAAGGAGATATACTCCAACCCCATCTGGGTGAAGTACCGAGAGCTATCCTTCAATAACCGCCGCAACGAGATTTTGCCCTGTAGGAGTTGCACAGGGATCTAGGGGGGACAATGTCTGAGCTATACATGTTCGACCACTACGCCGGAGACCTCAATATCAACCTCGGCTGTGCGAAGAACAAGATTACAGGGCCTGGGAAATGGGTCAACATTGACAAGAATCGAGACGTAGATCCTGACGTACACTGGGATCTAGAGTTTGGACTACCTTGTGACTCTATTCTCAAATCTGAAGGTATTTCCGAGCTAGGCTGGGCAGGTGTCTTTGATCTTGTCTTCGCTAGTCATCTCATGGAGCATATCCCAGTTGAGGCATCATACCAGCTTGTGTCCGACATCTACCATGTTCTCAAGCCTGGTGGTCACTTTGTCTCTGTTGTACCTCATGCCTACTCTGAGGCAGGCATAGGTATTCCTCATCACGTAAATCACTTTACCGAGAGTACTTGGGGATTCTACATTGGGTCATGCTACACTCAGGAAGGATCTGGTCTTGGTGCCACTCAAGGAGCACCTATCGAACCCTGGGGTCATCACATTATCACATTGGTGCCCTATAGTGACTTCTTCACACTAGCAAGATGTGACCCAGATGAGTTCATGAGGCTCAGTAGGAGCCAGATGCGCGTCGTCAAAGAGATCCATGCTGTACTGAGAAAACCAGGAGGTGAAAAGTGAGCTATGAACTAGACTACCAGCATGGTGGAGAGTACGCGATCACTGCTGTGGGCACCGTGATTTCATTCGTAGACAGTGCGACAGGTAAAGCCTTCGAGGCTCGTTCGATCATCGTGGTCAATAACGGGGCAGACGACATACTAGTCAACTTTGTTGGGTCTGCACTCGGTGGCTGCAGCTGTCGGATCGAGTCTGGCGAGTCTATGGGGGTATCAGAGCGCTGGGATCCTCTCAACTCAGGGCGACCCAAGATTGCGATAGTGTGTGACGCTGCCGAGACTGCTACTGCTAGAGTCTTCGCACTAGGTAATGTGGCAATAGTATGAGACGTGGGATAGTTATAGCTACAGCTGGTGCTGCCCTAGCTACTGGGGTCTACCTCAACGTTCACACAAAGCATAGTGACCCTAGTTATAGTATCGGTGGGGTAGCTACACACACTATGTCGGGCGATGACATAACAGTACATGGTCAAGGTGCAGCGCAGTTTACCCGGGCTAACTCAGAGTATCTACTTGGTACAGATATCCCCTCTGGTGACATCTCGTTTGGCGTTGCATGCTACGTCTACCTCGATACTCTAGTTGGCGACGGTGGAATCATCTCTAAAGACGATGGAGTCGATAGAGAGTGGGCACTATATTACGACGATGCCGGTACTGACGTGTTCACGTTCGAGATATTCGATGGAGCAGGGAACTCCCGTGGGTCAGTAGACGCTACAGTCGTGCCTGTGGCAGACACCTGGATTCACCTCACTGCCTATCACAATGCCCCAGCCAACATGCTTGGTATCAGCGGTAACGCTGAGGTATTTGCAACAGCAGCTACATCTGGGGTTGCAGTTGACACTGACGACCCAATAGAGCTTGGGCGATTCAACGGTGACACATACCATGATGGACGATTGGCAGTATGTGGCTACTGGGCACGTACACTCTCGCTCGATGATGCAAGAGCACTCATACATGGTGGAGATGGACTGACCTACGATGGACTAGCTGCTGGACAGCTCGCGTCACTCACAGCCTACTGGGATCTGCAGGAGACGAGCGGGGATCGGGGTGAGCAAGGGAGTTCTGAGCTGACGCGGGCCGCGAGAACCTACGTCGAGGCCAGTTCCGAATATCATGGAATTCCGGACCCATTCGCCCGAGGCAACGTGTCGTTCGGGTATGCGGCGTGGGTGCGTTCGAGGGAGCTTCCTGGGGCGGCCGAGTCGGATGCGCTCTGGGGCCAATGGAAGACGGTTGGTGGGGATTCCCGGGGATTTCTTGCTTACATTTTGGTGTCTGGGTCAGCGAACGAGGTGCAGTGGGCCCTGGGGGATGGCGGAAACAATAATCGTTGCATTGTGAATGCCGCGACTCATGGTGCCCCCGTGGTCGGTCAGTGGCATCTGATCTATACGTTCTATGACGCGGCCGGAGGTGGAAACGATTGTGGCATTTCGTTTGATGGTGGGGTTATAGATTACGCAACCAAGACTGGCGCACTCGGAGATTCAACGGCGTCATTCACATTCGGTACCACAGCGGATGTCGGGCTCTTGGCGGACGTCGACATCGGGCCGCGATATCGGTTCACGACCCTCCCCTCGGCCGGGGAAGTAACTATTCTGGCTGCATCGCACGTCGCCTGCTCTGAGGTATCTCTGACTACTGGTGTGATGTCGCATTGCTGGGACGCGAACGAGACCGATGGCGGGGTGCTTGTCGAGAGTGCCACGACTGGGAACGGTGTGAATTTGACAGCGGTTAATACTCCTGGTCGTACCCAGGGGATAGGTCAGCTCTGGCTCCTCGACATCGGCACTGTAACCGGAGACACAGGCCCAGGAGGCTAAGATGACACTATCAGAAGTTCGAGACAAGGCCGATGCCAAGCTTGTTAATCTCTGGGTCAACCAGATTCGACCAAAGCAGCTTGCCTACTTTGCTACACATGGCAAGTACTGGCAGGGCTTGGTCACCTCTAGCATCCCAGAGGATGGAGCTGACATTGTAGCTGACTACACTTCTAGGCCTAGCGATCAGGCTGAGACTTGGGAAGACATGTTTGGTGGTCCTCTCGATGCTAATCTCCCGGTGGCCCTACGTGTTGATGTCTACGAGGCTCCAGCAGGTTGGGGCTTTGTTGCCCGTGTCTGGATCAGGTATGCTGGCACCGTCTATACCAAGTCACAGAACTATGGCCCTGAGACATGGCGCACGCAAGACTGGACTGAGGTGAAGGAGGGCATACTATGAGTCAGATTACTTTCGGTAGGAAAGCACAGCTGGATGCTATCAATAGTACTGCCGTGAAGCTCCTCAAGGAGCAAGTTGGGGAGCTAGTCCGCGAACGAGATGCCAAGTATGGTAGGCGTCTCTCAAACTGGCTGAAGAAGAAGCTAAGGAGGTAGCTATGGATAGACCACATGTCATTGACCGGTACATGACGAGCCTTGGTGGCCTAGAGGCCCAGGGGCTGGAATTGTCAGACCTGGAGAAGGACTTCCTCAAGGTACTTCGGTACGTGAAGCAGATAGAGGAAGCAGGCCTACCTACAACAGATGTCAAGATGAGTGAGGTGATACGTGAAATCTATGATCCTAAGGCTCCTACGTCGGTTCCCAAGCGTCGTCGCAGAATTCGGTAGTATCAAGGCCATTGCAGAGAAGCTGAAGAGTAGCCGTGACGATGTCAATGAGATCGTCTATGACTTCTACCGCTGCGTCGGTTGTCGGGGGCTGTTCACAAGGCTGAGAGAGATCCAGGCTTTCCACCCCGACCATGCTCGTGCAGGGACTATCTGCAGCTGTGGGTCATTGCGGTATAGCCCATCGTGGCCCAGGTGGTACGAGTGGCCTACACCAAAGGTCATGTGGTTCGTACTCTTGCGGTACCTGAAGGTGATCTGATGCCTACTCTCAACGGGACCATCAGGACCAAGACAGGGATATTGTGGGGTGTCGTAGCGTTTGCAGCAGCCCTCTTGGCTCAACAAGGGATGATCTACGCTACTGAGGTTTCTATCGCCCGCGACCAGAAGATCGCTATGCTGGAGCAATCTATGCCAGCTAGTCATCAGTCTTTACACGCAGAGACAATAAGGATCCTGGCGGACATTAACGCCAAGGTCAACCTCCTCCTGGAAAGGAGTCAGTAACATGAAGGTAAGTATAGGAGAGCATGTCAAGCTAGTAGGCCTAAGTGTTCCTATGGCTATAGCTCACACTATTGTAGTCGAGTCGTTTAGGTCGTGTGGGTATGACTGTACAATGACGTCGGCTACTGACCGCACACATAGTCGTGCGTCACTACACTATATTGGGAATGGCTCAGACTACTCCTATTTTGGGGTCAGCCCATACAATCGTCTGAAGATTCGTGACGATGTCAAGGTACGTCTTGGTAGAGAGTTCGATGTTGTTGATGAGGGCGACCATCTCCATGTGGAGTGGCAGCCTAAGGAGGCTTCGAGATGAGGAATCATGACGAATCTGGATCCCTACTACCTTTACTGATAGTCATACTTGCGTACATGTCATGTGGGTGTGCTCTGATCTCACGTATCAAGATACCTATCCCTGTGCCCACACCTACTCCTGTGTCCACACCAGAGCCCACACCTGTGCCTACGCCTATACCTACCCCCACCCCCACTCCTACACCCGAGCCTACTCCAGAGCCCTCGCCTGAGCCCACACCAGAGTACGTGGTCTACCTTGACCAGTGCCCAGTAGCACGTCTTGGGCAATCGCTGAACCCAAGGGCGGGCTCAGATCCGAATGTATTCCGTACTCATGGCACAGTCCGCTACTGTTCACGGCCACATCCGACGAGACCCAACGAGTGGATCCTGAACGACCACTGTGGTCAAGGGCTTGCCTGCCATGACGACCGGATTCCACCTCAGTATGTGACACACTGTGGGGGGCGTGTTTGTGACCCAGCAGACAAGGGGCCAGAAGCGCTGCGCACAACGTGTCGAGCGACGAACGGTGTGACTTGCGAGCAGGATAGGAGGAATGCCTACTTCACAATCTGGCGCGTCCCGCCGCCCGTTGATGCGTGGAAGGGGACAGTATGTCTCTCGCTTGGCAATATCAGTGCTGGGACTGGAGAGGTACTCAGGCTATCGAGTAACCCATGTACTACTAGGAATTACCGGAGGTAACTGATGCCCACAGATATAC